GTGCTACCAAGCGTAATCGTTGTATTCCCTAATGTTGCCGTACTATTTGCTAGGAAACTGTTAGGGAACGCCGGAGATACGCTAGTAATGTTCGCGCTAGTTAGCGTCACATTTGTCGCAGTACCACTGGTAATAGCTACGTTGGCAAGCGTCATGTTGTTCATCGTGGTAATCGTGTTACCAAGCTGAACAGCCGTGTTGCCCATCGTAATGGCGGTAGCAAAGTTGTTATCTAGTTGAGATAACGGAATAGCAGTAGTTGCATTCGCAAAAGTATTTGGCACTGGCATGTTAGAACCTCGTTCTCAGTTCATGTTCAAATTGGAAACCGTTAATCACGATAGGTGTTGACGTACTATTAACAGTAATACCTATGTATTTACCCCACATTTCAGCGTCAGACTTGTACAAGTAATAACCACCACCCGGAGATGTAGCACCTATCCAACCAATAATAGTGCTGGTGTTATTTATCCAATCTATTTCAGTTCCTACGTTATTAGTCCAAGCAATTGTGTTCTCAAACGTAATAACGGGAGACTGCGCTGATTCTGAATCTACATAGGCATTCATGGTCGTAGGCTTGGAGCCTAGAGTCGCCTCAATACCTATCTTTAATGCTTGCTTGTCACGGATAGGATCGCCCATAGCGTCCAAAGCCGTTTCTAATTCAATATCTACCGGAACATCAGTGTCGCCATAAAGCTGGACAAAGTTGCTGCCAGAAGTACCAAACATTTTAATTTGACCACCAGTGGCAATAGATGACACTAGCTTGATCGTGTTCTGGTTAGAGAAAAACCACTTTTTCTCAAAGAAAACAGCCTGAATATAGCGGTACGTCCCACCGTCGTTGTACCGGATATTAAATGCTGCACATAGTATGTTATTTAACAACACCTGACCAGCGGTAACGGTAGCTGTCGTAAAGTCAATATTAGGGAAAATCCCATCCAGCGGGTCAGAAATCTTTGATGTTGTCGAACCAACAAGTGCATACACACCATACTCGTTCATAAACAGCACAGAACGGAAGTACGGAAAGATTGCGTATTGCAAACGTGATCCTACCGATGCACTAATGTTGGTATTTGTAAATAATGTAATACCAGCGTCCGTTACCCGAACGTCAGAGAACACGTTGATGCTGTCTTCCCCAAAAATATAGAGGAAGTTGTTAGCTGAAAGCAACTGCGTGATATTGCTTCGCAGGGTTGCGTCTGTAATCGTAAATACGCCAGAAGACAGGCTTACAAAGTCGGAGTAAGAACCTGCCGCTGAATAGCTTACAGAGCGCCCCTGCGCCACCCAAGTGCGTCCCGAGAACGTCTGGATGCCAGTAACAGGATTGCTGTTGATAATGGCTTTAGCGGCTGCGTTAGCACCACCACCACCGCTGATAGTCACGGTAATGTTGGCTGCATTCGTGTATCCGCTACCCGGATTGGTCATAATTACTTGGATTACCTGACCACCCGCCAGAATTGCCGTACCAGCCGCATTACTACCGCCACCACCACTAATCGTTACCGTTGTATTTGACGCATTTGTGTAACCTGTGCCGCCATTTGTTACCAAAACCGTTACTGTGCCGGTCTTAAACGTCGTAATGCCAGCAATTGCAGCAGCATTTGATCCACCACCGCCAGAAATAGTCACTGTGGGCGCACTTGTGTACCCAGAACCCGCCTCAGTAATGGCAATTCCTGTTACTACGTTGGCAGTCAGAATGGCTTCAGCCTGTGCCTGTATGCCACCCGTCTGATTAGGCGCAGAAATGACTACAGAAGGCGTAGTCGTGTATCCAGTGCCGCCATTAGTAATGCCTATGAATCCAACAGAACCAATAGATACAAGATTAGTGCCATCCCAACTAAAAATGCCGTTGTTAGGATCGCCAATCAGCACACGCTCATCTTTGTACTGCGTTATGTTGACCTTTGAATTGGAAAAAGTGCCAGCAACAGCTACGTTTCCTTTTGTATTTGCCTCAACATCAACATACTCGCAGCGCCCATCTTCCTGAAAGACAAGCTGATAGTCCTTGTTGTTAATGTTTGCAGAGATTATTGACGTTGCAACATTGGCAAACGTCACTGCAATGTTCTTTTCACCCGGCAAAGTCTTGATGTTTGCGTAGCCTATGGGCATAGCATTCTCAAGCCATGAGAATTCACCGTCTTCTAGGGATGTGCGGTTAGCTTTCGTGTTTACGCCACGAAATTGCTTAATAACTTTGTACGACTTTTTCTGTTCAGCCGCCGCCATGATTAGAACGGAGTGCTGTAAGCGTTAGGAATGCGCCGTGTCATGGTCGTAGCCAGCACACTGCGAACTTCTTGGATATATTGTTGTTTATATATCTCTGATTCTCCGTAGCTTTGCTCCTTAAACTTAGCTTTGTGGGCAGCAAAATAGGCAACAGGTGTGGTGTATGGCTCAATAAGCACATCTACCTCAGAGCTAGTTACCAAGTCTTCTGGCAAAACAACGGTATCCATCTCAATGGTATAGACCTGATCTGGAACCGGAGAGATAAAAGCAGTCTGCTGACCATAAACGGAGAAAGCTACTGGCCTACCAATGTAGTTTTGCCAATAGCGTAACTGTGCATTGAACTGAGTCCACGGCAGATATTGCAGAGGAACCCGACTATTTCCCCAATACAAGTTGATATTCAGGATATCAACCGTATTTATCCCATCAGGAAAGGCAGCGTAAGGCAGTTTTTCGCAGTTTCCTGCGTATAGCAGCGTTGCAGTTCCGTCTGTAAACGGGGTATTTGGGGGGTACACATTGTTCGATGCCGGGTAAGGCGGTGCTGAATCCCCCAAAACTCCACCAGAAGTAACCTTGTAGATGAAGATATTGGAGAAAACGTAGTCATCTGTGGCAACAGTTGCGCCAGCAGTCCACGCTACGGGATTAGCGCCTCCGGCTACCGGAGACATCGGTGTTTGGGATACTTGTATTTTTCTTAGGCAACCAGTGTCCCTGACTGTCTGCTTACGGCCTTCATTGATGTAGTCCGTTAGTTCAGAGTCAGAGTAGAAGTTCCCGTTAGCATCATGCAAGAGCCGCCGGACTTCCGTAATGTAACCGGATAAAGTTGCCATTTAATTGCCATAATTAAGCGGCTTTTTCGACTTTTCTCCCCGCCCCCCGCAAAGGGATGGGCGAGGGTACTTGGTCAATCGCCGGGGATAAGGAGCGATCCTGTACTGGCTTGGACTCAGTAATGCTAAATTTCTCAAGAATTTCCAACCCAGATTGGAGGTCATTCTTGGTTTTAGCAAAACCGAGCCTAGCCAAAAACGGTTCCTTGTCTTCAGAACCGTAACCGAATATGTGACGAGCGACTTCTACAGGAACTTCAACAGGCATGTCCACAGGGAACTTGTACTGCTTAAAGGCGTATTCATCGACAAGCGGCTTGTCCCACTTGTTAGTCACATAAACGGTTGTCATAGAGTTACCACATCTCCGTAAACCACAATGTCGCAAGTTCCACCGGATACGGCGGCAGGTACGTTGACGTACAACGAACCCGACGAGTAAACGGTAGTAGCAGCGCCAGCAGCAAGGGTTAAGTCTTGATACGTGGAGGTGCTAGTTACGTTGCTTAGCGTTGTCAGCGATGCAACTGCATTCGAGGTATTACCATCGTTAGAGGTGGTAACAGTCACGTTTGCAGCCGCAATCGACTTGTTTGCATTAGCTACCGTAATCCTGCGAACAATGTATGAACTTGCACCGACAATAGGGATTTGGATGACGGCATTGGCGACCGAACCAACATCGACGGTTACGGCACGACCAAGACCGAAGCTACCAAAGCTATTGGGGTACAGCGAACCTACATGGTTAGCATTCATGTTGGCTCCTTATGCGTAAGTCTCGCCAACGGCCTGACCCTGATTCACTTGATACAGGGTAATGGTCGGAGTACCAGACAGAACATTAGCCCGCATGTTCACGCCATCAGAGATGAAGTAGCCGCCAGTGTTATTGGCAACCACAACTGCCCACGAAGCATTACTGATGTTGCCAGTAGTGTTGGTGTTCAGTTCGATGGTGACGTTAGCGGTAGGAGCGATAAAGTAATCGCCAGCAGGAACGGTTGCAGTAGCGTTGCCCAGAGCATAAGCCTGAATAAACGCACCAGCAGCGTTAGTTGCTGCGCCAGCTACGAGGATTTTATTAGACATGACTATTTCTCCTTACAGTGTGAGCGAGTTATAGCCTGTCACTCTGGTCATGGACTTGGGCTTAGTGTTGACCAGTTCAGCGATCATCAGCACAGCACCAACATAACCAATCTGCCAGTTCGGGAGCGTCGATTCAAAACCGGTGAACACGAACGAACCCTGCTCATGGATGTAGAGCGACAGGTAGTTGCTGTTCAGGAAGTAAACCGTACCCTCTGGGCAGTAAGGATCAGGATAAATGGGAACGCCAGCGACCATCAGGGCGCGGAAGCCTGACTGTGGGCCATTTGCATCGCCATCAAAACCGGAACCCGGAGTGAGGACGTATTGCTCTTGACCAACGTAGTCTTGTGCCAGCAGCGTCCAAGTACCAAAACCGCACACGCCGAACGACGGAACTTCTGCGCCATTCTTAACAGTGCCGGAGATGTACTGAAGGATGTTCTGACGAGTCGGGTTGACCGAACCAGCAGCGTACTGCTTCGACTTCCACCAAGTGTAGGTCGAACGGTCAATGTTGCCGTAAGTGCCGGAATCCGACACAGCGGCTGGCAGACCAGTGAACTGCTGAGTGTTGCTGGTGTTGGTGTACAGCGCAGTCGCCATAGCATCCATCATCACGTTAGTCGCGTCGTTCATACGCGCTTCGATCAGAGGAATAACGGCTGCGTCTTGCTGTACTGCGCCTTCCATGCCGAGGAACGGCACAGGTGCAATCATCAGCTTCAGGTTGAATTCAGCGTTGTAAGCACCCTGCTGAACGGAAGGCTGAGCAAACGAGCCGCTGTAGTCCGACCACTGAGCGTTTACAAACTGAGAACCCTGAACGGGAACGGTTACAGAGGAAACACCACCAGAAGCAGACTGACTGTTAGCAATCAGTGCCGCCATCAGCGGTGTCGAATTATAAAGTTGTACGACCAACTTCGGGATAAACGCCCTACGGGTAACGTAGGTCAACTCAGTAAATTGAGTGGAACCCGAAGCCGGAAGAATGCCGCCACCAATAGGCATAATCTATCTCCGATCTAAAAATATCCCCTATTTCGATTACAACCCAACAGGCTTAGGGTTGCGCCGTAACTCATTTAATGCTTTTGCCGCCTCATTCCGCGCACCCTGTACCGGATTCTTCCAATACTGCGATAGATCAAATTTATTGATCGCAGAAGGATTATAGCCAGTTGGTGTAGGGGCAGCAGATTGTTGCATGTATTTCCAGTAATCAGCGGCAACTTCGTGGTTGGTAATACCTTTTTCGAGCATCACCTTCTCCACTTCTTCAATCTGTTCGTCGCTTTCAACCAAACCCTTTTCTTTGAGCTTGCTGCGCCGCTTGTTCAATTCCTCCATTGCTTCTTTCTGCTGGAGTCTTGCTTCAAGTTGTGCAACACGGTCATTTGCCTTCTGAACTGCGGTATTGGTTGAATCTTCAATCTCTAGTTCAGGAATCGGCATATCTGGTTTGATTTTCTTGGTCAAACGCAGCATATCCTTGCGGGTAGCCGGATTCTCAGCAAGTTGACGCGCCAAAAGAGCCAGTTCATCACGGGCTTCAGGTGTGAGGTCTTCGAGTGACATAGGTTAATCCCCTTAATAAACAATAAAAAAGCGCATCAGATAATGCGCTTACCACCCGGCTTTTCAACATTCATGCGGTTTTTAGTGCCAGTTGCTGCGGCATTCTTCAAACCACCCATCTGCGAGAAGCGGGGAGTGTTGACGATCTGACCATTCTGCTGAGTGTTGTCAGTCGGATTACGGGGTGCAGCAGCACCACGGGGCTTAAACAAATCCATAGTGGTATCTCCAAAAATTACGGCATCATGCCGGGAACTGCTGGCGCAGCAGCCATTGCCTTGCCTTCAGGTGTAGCACCCCCTGCCTGTGGCAGAGTCTGCAACATTTGCAAAATTTCTGATTTCTTAAGTTCTTCCATGCCATCAGAGCTTTTGCCGGTAATGTCAGCAAGGGTTTTGATTGCGGAGAGAACTTTCTTACCTTCTTCCGAATCAGCGCCAATAGCAGGTAGTGCGCGTTTGATCAAATCCATCGCCAGCCCAAGATTAACCATTGCTCCCTCTTTTGAACCCATTTTTGGCTCTGGGGTGGACATAGGTGCTGCCATCGGGGATGCGGATTCTTCAGTTTCAACTTCTTCTTCCTCACCCTCGGATTCTTCAGTTTCAGGCATTTCAGCTTCAGGCTTCTTGCCACGCTGTTGTTCCATGAGGCGCATGAGTTCTTCAGATGAGACAGCCATAATGACCTCGTATAAAATTTGGCAATAGAAATATACAAATTAAAAAGCCTTGTCAAGCAAATTCTAACGCTTCGTGCGTCCGTAGTTTTGCCGACTCATGGTGCGATCTTGATAAGTACCCAATCTCTGCACCCGATATTGCAAATCTGGACTGCGTGGCGAGTCTTTCATAGGCTGTGTCGTGCCAGCACGGGGTTGATCAGCCTTGGGAGAGATATTCTGTCCAGCCATCATTCACCTACCGCTTTCAGATCAGGTTTACCTTCCGGTTTTTGCTGTTGGGGCGGCTGTTGGGCTTGTTTTGCCTCATTCCGCTTTAATTTTTCCTTCAGCAACTGCTTCATCGGGGGTTCAAGCAAATCTATCAGAGATTCCTTGTCGATAGCGCCAGCCTTAAACATATTAAACGCTAATTGCCGCAGGTCTTCTGTGAAGATTGGGCTATTTGAGTGGGCATCGACTTTCACCACATAGTTGTTGGTGAACTGTTCTGCTATAAATTTCGTGCCTTCTGCGTCCGACAGACGGGTGTTATCGTAGGCTTGCAGCAGTTTCAGGTAGAGCGTGGCGACCTTTTCCAGACTATCTTCAACGATAAGCGCCCGTTTTTTGGCGCGTGAGGAGCCGAGTCGGGCGAGTTGGCTGGCGTGCCCTTGGCTTCTGACCCCAGTTTCGCCTCTTCCTGAGAGGACGCTTGTAATACCTGACGCTTCCGCGAACATCTGATCCACTTCACGGATCACCTCAAACAGATCACCAGGCATTTGCGGGGCGAGTTTCTCGACTTTGGCATTCGGCATATCCGTTGCCAGCA